CACAGACATAATTGAGTCACTAAAAGAATTAAATAATAAAAGTGTATGTATAGGAATTCCCCAAGAAGAAAATACAATGAATGGCGGTATAAAAAATGCTGAACTTCTGTACCTTCAGAGTCATGGTGTAAGAAAGAAATCTATGATAAATGAAATGAATATAACCATGGGAATTAACAGTGATGGTACACCATATGATGTTAATTACGATGATTTTTCAAATAATTTGGATAAAATGCCCTATAGTACAGCTTATCAGTTGTATATTTCTTCACATGGTTCACCTTTGTGGCATATTCCTCCAAGACCAGTTCTTGAACCTGCTATAGAAAATAGCAAAGAATTACTAGCAAAGGAAATGGAAAAAGTAGTAGAAATAGCACTTGACGGTGGAAACATAGATACTGGATTAGATGCAGTTGGAATGTTAGGTCAAAATGTGGCTAGAGATTGGTTTACGAACCCACTTAACCTCTGGGCAAAGAATTCTGATATAACAATAAAAATAAAAGGCAGTGACAAACCATTAATTGACACAGGCAATTTAAGGAAATCAATTATATATGTTTCACAAGATGGTGTAGACAATGATTAATATATCAAGGGTTATTAATGACAAAAGAATCACACAAACATTCACAGCGTATAGGAAATCAGGATCATGGATAGCTGGAAGATGGGTACAAAATGAAAACCCAGTGCAATTAGTTGGAGTAATCTCTATTGCCAAGGAAAGAGATATACAACAGGTACCCGAAGGTGACAGGGTTGGTGGAGAAATCGCTATATATTCAACGCAAGCATTATTCGTTACTCAGGCACAAAGCAACACTGGAACATCAGACGAGGTTATGTGGCAGGGAGATAGGTATAGATTGTTCTCTGTAAAACCCTATATAGATTATGGATATTATAAGGCAATCGGTATAAGAATGACCAGCGATTAAGAGGTGGTAGTATGGCTGATACAGTTTTGTTATTAACAGACCTAGAGAATATATTTTGTAACCTTACTTATACAATATTAGGTTTGGATATTACTGACCCAGCTAATGCAGGGAAAGTGAGAATTGCATGGCCGACAAATGGCGCCCCAGCATGGGGTATAAATGATGATGTAATATTTATGAGGGTTACTCAGCAAGATGATAAGTTGACTAGATATCAAGATATTCTTTATACGGGAATAGATGAAATTTCAACATCACAGGAGACAGGATATACAAGAGTACACCGAGTTGACTGGACATTGTATGGACCCAATTCGTATGATAACGCTGATTTGATTAGATTTAATATTTTTAATCAAGATAATACTAATCAATTAAAAACTAGCAATTTATTTTTAATAACTGACGTGCCAATGGCACAAAGATTACCAGAATTATATAATGGGCAGTGGTGGGAAAGAACTGATTTTTCAGCACTATTTAATGAATTAGTTATAAGAGAAACAACAGTACCTTATATAACATCACCAAACTTTGTAATAATCGAAGATGAATAGAAAAGGAGGTTTTTAACAATGGCAACTTTACCTTTAAGCGATATCGTAAATGTAAGCATCAATGTAGGTCCAGTAATGGCAGTTAGAAGTAATTTTAATATAGCTTTAATTGTGGGAACATCTGATATTATACCTATCGCAACCAGAGTCCGAACCTATCCCAACATGAGTGATTTAACAACAGATGGGTGGCTAGGAACTGAACCAGAGTATCTTGCAGCACAAATTTATTTCTCACAAACTCCAATACCTTCTGAAGTAGCAATTGGAGTATGGAATAATACACCAATACTACCAATTGTATCACCGACCATAGTCGCGACTTTAGCTTCTAGTGGCTCAGGTAGTGGATTAGCAGCAGGAACATATTATGTAGCTTATTCATGGTTAAACACTAATTATGTTGCTGGATCTCAAGAAACTAACTTTTCGCCTATTGCAAGTATCACAATTACAGCAGGGGAAACAATTACAGCTACTTTGCCAGCATTAGGAACAAATGCAAATTTAACAAATGTATATATTGGACAGACAACAGGACAAGCAACTATGACTTTACAGGGTACAACAGCTACAACTACATTTGCTCAATCAACAGTACTTAATACCGCTAGTGCTTTGTCTCCAGTTAGCAATATGGCTACAAATAGCATAACAGAGTCAGCAGTACAAGCGGTAATTGCTTGCAGACAAGCTAATTCTGAATGGTATGCATGTATGTTATGTGGTGCAGTAAAAACAGATATTATAGCAATAGCAGCTTATATAGAGTCGGCTAGTCCAGTTTCAACATTCTTTTATACTACCCAAGATCCAGACATTTTGGCAGGAACAGTAGGAAACGTAATGCAGACATTACAGGCAAGCTTAACACACAGAACTCTAGGACAATATTCAAC